AGCGCCAAATTCATGTTTTACACTTTTGGGGAATGTAAAAGAGTTCACTCGTGAAGAAAATAACACAATGCTTAAGAAGCATTATGATGCCATTAAAAGTTTGTTGAAGCTACTTATGTGTCGAGATGCGTGGTGGCAGAAATCAGGTTGGGAGCCGAATTGGTCTGATGATACTTATAAGTATTGTATTGAATCCTTTAATGATGATATACGTTGTATTGCTCTTAATAAGACAAGTTGTATTTTAGCATTTGAATCAATGGAGATTAGAGATAAATTTCTGGATTCATTCAGAGATGATATCGAGAAGGCAAAAACTTTATTATAATATAGTTATGAATAAGATAGACGATTTATATGATATATTCAATTATATGCCCATTGGGTATAAATTATATAGTCCTAAATATGGTGACGTATATTTCAGGGGATTTGGAGCGAATCATTGTAGTGAATGGATTATTGTAAAATTTTACGATAATTATTCAGAAAAGACCGCAAATTTTAATTTTGATGGTTCGTTATACGATGGTTCGTTAGATGAATGCGAGAATGAGGATGAATTTTTCTTGTTACGTAATGAAATAGGTGATGATTGTATGTTGTTTCCGAGTAAAGATAAGATGACTTGGGATGATTTTGAAGTTGAAAAGGCGAAGGATGCATACATACCTACAATATTTTATACAGATTCAAATCATTGCTTCGAAACTAAAACAATGCGTAAATGATGAATATATATTTTTATGTAAGTTGAAAAAGTTATGAAAGGTGTTGCGGAAATTTTTCGTAAAAAATATTTCAATCGGTATTGCTGAAATCAGAAAATTAAATGTATCAAAGGAAGATGTATATTTATATAATTTACATTGTCTATTGAATAGATGATTATTATGATTTTTATTTAAAAATTTGAAGGAGTGACTCAATAGAGCCGCTCTTTTTTACACAAAGTTAATAATGAAAAGAAAAATGAAAATATGAGTTGTAATAATAATCACAGATGCGATTCTTGTGAAAATAAATGCAAAGTTGAATCACAAAACGTAGAATTGGATAAATGGTATTGTTCTTTGAATATGAAGAACAAGGAATTAGTTGTTGGTGTTAAATATCCAGAAAGTACTGAAGTATGGTTATCTTTTTCTCGCGAAGAAAAAGTTGATGCTATTAAGGAGAGTGGATTGTATAGAATAAAAGTAAGCTCTGATTGTGTACTTGGTCATGATTTTTGACGATGAAGATAAATATAGAAAGAATAAGCAACGATGAATATTTTTTTGGTTCATCAGATAGAAGGGGAATAAAGTCAATTGCGAAATCTCTTACATTTCCCAATCCCAATCCAATAAGTAAGAAAAGGTACATAGAATTTTTTGATAAGAGAAAATTCACCTTTAAATTAGGAATGATAACAACGGTTAAAAAATATCTTAATGAAAATGAAATAAAATATAATTTGATTGATTATTCCTATGAGATTCCTAATATTGAAATTGATGATAGATTATCTGGAAATTACGTTCATCAGCGTAATGCTGTTTTAGCATTCTATAAACGCAGGTTCGGAATAATAGTGGTGCCGACTAGAGGTGGTAAAACTTTTATTGCCTCTGAAATATGTCGTATATTTTTGAATATTGATGAAGGTAATTTTTTGTTTTGCGTTGATAATACTACATTGTTTACTCAAGCTGTTAATGACTTCAAACAATTTTTTGAAAGATATGGCGGTATTGAAATCGGGGAAATACGCTCAGGAGTTATAGATACAAGTAAAAGAATCACTGTAGCAATGATACAGACTATGCAGCGTACATTATCTAATTCTTGTGTCGATAGAGCGAAGAAGAAGAAATTACGAGATTTCTTGAAAGATTTACGATTCTTATGTATAGATGAAATTCATGATAATTGTTCTGACAATAAATTGAAATTGTATAGACGCTGCTCAAATTTGAAATATCAATTATGTTTATCTGCAACGCCATATAGAAGCGGTGCTGTAATGGAAAATTTGAAACTTCAGGCTTGGAGTGGCGATATTGTATATAATATATCAGAAAAAACTCTTAGAGATAGAGGTGTACTTTCCGATTATTGCGTCTTTGAACTTTTAGTAGACCATAATGAAATTGAGTATAATGATTTGATAGAAGATGATTATGCTGATTTACGAAGAAGATTAATATTCAATTCCGATGTACGCAATAGATATATAATACATATTGTTAAATTGTTGCAAAAATTGAAGTTGAAATCACTACTTTTATTTCAAAGTATTGAACACGGACAACTCATTGCCCATGCTGTTGATTTACCATTTATCTGTGGTAGGGATAACGCAGATGTCCGCGAAAAAAGTAAAGAAGAATTGCTTAACAACAAAGAAGGTGGTATATTATTAGCATCAGACATTTTCAAAAAAGGAGTAACATTACCAGATGTACAAGTACTTTTGATATGTGATAATAATAAGGAAACAGCTATAACAATGCAGCGTAAAGGACGTGTATTAGGAGCTACAAAAGATAAAACAAAAAGTCTAGTTATAGATTTTATTGATGTTTATGACGCTTATTTCTCTAATCATTCTGAATCACGATTGAATACTTATGTTGAAAGTGTTGGCGAAGATAAAGTAGGTATATTAGATACTTCTGCTGACGATTGTTTTTTAGTGCTTGAGGAGTGGATAAAAAATTGGTTTGAATTAGATTGATTATGGAGCAAGTCATTCCAAAAAAAAGAAGTCTTTATAAATACGCTGTAGATACATTTGTAGATTTATTGAATAAGGTACAGAGTAGAGTCAAGTCGTATCGTTGTAATGATTTAGATATTGTTTGTTGGAATGCTTTTGTTAAATTTTATGATGATAGAGATGTGTGTATTGGTAAGGATTTTATTAAATCTTTTATTGATTATGGTATACATTCTTGGTTTAATAGTAGCACTGATGATATTCATAAATATAATGTTAGATTTAGTTGGATTTTTTCAAAAAAGTCAATAGAAAGGTACAGAAAATTTGACGATAAAACAATCGCTAAGATAACAAGAAAAGGTCTTTCCAATGTAGTCAGAAAAGCCAGAAATGTTCAGTGTAATCTGATAGAGGTATATACAACGGTCAGAATTTCAGAGGAAAATATGAAAAAACAATATCATAATACAAAGAAAGGATTGACTTGGTGTGTGTCGAACGTATCTTTGTATAATCATAAGAGTACGTATTGCGCTTCTTGTTTATTCAAGAACGATTGTAAGGAGTTGCTCAAAGTTAATTTCCCTAAAATATATAAAGCAAGAGGTTATGATTAATGATACATTAGCTAAGAATTTCGTAACAGAATTATTAGCATACGCATTGGTTAATAGAAGTACATTTGAGATTGTTAAAATGTATTTAAAATATTCTTTTCTTCAAAGAGAAGAGGAAAAGAAGTTGGTACAATGGCTTTTCAGGAATTTTGACAAAACGGGACGTATTGCTACATTCGGTCAAATTCAGCAATCTTTTATTAAAGACGATAAGGTTTTAGAGTTATTGGCTGATATTTCAGATGTAGATGTAGATGATACGGTTAATGGTCATAATTCCATTATAAGTACTTTTCAAGAGTATCTGAAGCAGATGAAATTTCTTGAAAGTAATGATAAGATTGTTGATACTTATAATAGAGGAGACAAAGAATCTGCTTATAGATTGTTTGTTAAGTTAGCAGAAGAAATGAATGATTTCAATATCGTAGATGCTACTTGCGAAAGAGTGTTTGCGGATTTTGAAAAACGTATTATTCAACGTAGGTCTGAAGATTACAGTTACAGACGTAAGATTCCTACTATGATAGATGAGCTTGATTATATTTTAGGAGGAGTGAATGGTGGTCCTGAGACTGGAGAATTTATGTTGTTCCTTGGTAGTTCTGGTAGTGGTAAATCTCAATGTCTAATTCATCTAGGAATTGCTGCTGCTAGACAAGGTGAAAGAGTTGTTCATTTTCAATTAGAGGGCACAAAGGAGCAATGCATGAATCGTTATGATTCGGCTTGGACAGGAACGCTGTACCACGACATGAAGATGGGTAATATATCTACCAAAAATATGGAAATCAGTAAACGTATTGTCAAGAAATTAAGAAAAACGGATATATATGTTGATGCTTGTGAAGAATGGGGTGGTAAAAGTTTGTTAGATGTACGTAGAGCTTGTAAAGAGATTGAAAGAAAATATGGCCAAATAGGATTAATAGTAATTGATTATCTAGAGTTGCTTGAAGTAGGTGATGGAGTAAGATACACCCCAGGCGAGGAAAGATTTAGGCGTGAAAAGTTGGCTCGTGGTTGTAAATCTTTGGCTATGGAATTCAATGCTGTAGTTGCTACAGCTACTCAGAGTAATGATATATCATTAGAAGAAATGAATGACCCTGAATTTATATTAAGTCGTAACAACTTGAATGAGGCAAGAAATGTAATTAGACCTACAGATATATTCATAACTATGAATAGTACGATAGAGGAGAGCAGAAACCAAATAATGCGCTTGTATGTGGATAAAGCTCGCGAACACGGAGGAAAGCAGATTATCAGAATAGCAAACAATTTCAAATGTTCAAGATTTTTTGATAAAAAACGAACAGCCGAATTGATAGATGACGAGGAAGAATAATGAAATTGATAAAAATATCGGATGTAGATTTACATTCATTAGTTAATATACATAAAGAAACAAGAAGCGGTGAATACATATGCGATTGTGTATTTTGTGGAAAAGAATCGCATATGTATATATCTCGTAAGACTCAATTGTTCGATTGCAAGAAATGCGGAACTACTGGTTCTATATACAAGATTTTAAAGCATCTAGACAAACTTTATTTGCTTGGCGATAAAACTATTCAAGATACTGATACTATTCGTTCGGTAAGACAAATTCAGGATGAAGAATCAGTAGATAAAAAACAAGTTGATTTGCCTCATGTAAATATGCCGCTTGGTTTTTCAATTTGCATAGATGATGAATATCTATTGAGTCGCGGAATAAGTAATAAAGATTGTGTAAGATATAATATAGGTAAGACTAAACTTGTATCTAGATACAAAGATTATATATTGTTTCCTATATATAATAATGAGGATTTGAAAGGATATCTTGGTAGATATGCTAATAAGGTTGTTCCGGACGATAAATTGCGTTACAATAATAGTTTACATACTGATTTTGCTTCATTGTTATATGGATATGATAATATTGTAATAGGTAAGACTACGACCGTCATTATAGTTGAGGGAGTATTCGATTTATTCAATGTTGACAAAAGTCTCAAATTATACGATAGTCCAGAGGTGAAATGTATATGTACTTTTGGCAAGAAAATTTCAGATAATCAAATACAAATGTTAATTGATAAAAATATATCTAATGTTATAATATCTTGGGATTTTGATGCCATAAAAGAAATAAAGAGATACAGTATTGAGCTTGAGTATTATTTTAATGTTTTTGTTTGTGTTTGTATGAAGAAGAAAGATTTAGGAGATTGCAATGCCGATGAGATAAGAGAAATATATTCACAACCTATTAATTCTCAAGAATTTTACTCATCGACAATTGGTAAAATTAAGAGATAACAATTATTACTATTTTTACAAAACATATAAGAGATATGGTATTATGAATAAGACTAGAAATTTATCAGTAGCAGAATATTTTCAACAAATACAGAGAGAATATTTGATAGCTGACTTCAGGCGTAAGATATATTACAGTGTGAAGGATAAGGCTTATTGGCAGAAAGTATTACATTACAAAGAACAAAAGATTCAAACGATATCTAGTCGCAATTGTCTAAATTCGATTCTTAATTCTGAGAAAAAGATGCAAGAGCTAAGAGATGAGTTGTTTGATAAGAATGGTAGACCTAAATTTGAAATGACTGCCGATGATAGTAAAAATTACTATTCAACTGGCAATGAATTTTCTTATAAGGGAGATATCTATATATTAGACCAAGTTAGGCAAGATGGTAAATTAACATTGTATTCTGCTGAAAAGGAAGAATATATTATAGCAGATAAAAATGAAGTAAATCGTATTTTGTAGTTTTAGCACCTATTTTTTACAAAAATAGGTGTTTTTTTCTTGTAAAAATAAAAAATTTTTGGGTAAAAACGAAAATTTTTTGAAATTTTCTTTTTTATTTGGGAAAAAGGTAGTAACTTCGCTCTTGTTAAGAAATAACGATTGTAAAATTAAATTGTAAAAATAGATAGTATGAAAATATCTGAAAAGTTGTACTTGAGATACGAGTACATGGCTAAGCAATATGCGGCGAAAGTTTTTGCATACGAGGAATTGTCTTTCGAGTTTGAAGACCTTGTACAAGAATTTCGCTTGAAGATATTCACTTCAATCAAATCCTATGGTCGTCGTTGGTTGAAGTATCGTAGAGGTGAAGCTTCTCGCCCAGTGCCCATCAAGGCTTATATAGGTTGCGCTTGCGGTAACAAGATGAGAGATTTTATGAAATATATAAGTCGCGAGAATCATAAAATACGTATCGACGAAATAGATTATGACTTTGGGGTTGAAGATGATATGCAGATTGACACCGATAGAAACATTTTTGTCGTAAGAGGTGTTGATTTGTTGGAGGGTCTGCGTAGCAAAGAAAGAATGGTCTTCAGTCTTTTTTTGCGAGGATACAATATGACTTTTATTAACAAAGTTTATACAAATACAAAGCAAGAAAAGATGAATAGAAAATCAATCATAGAAGATGGTGATACTCCATTTGACCCAATAGACATAATTAATATGCAAAAGGACTACTTGCTTAAGAAGTATGGTAGCGACCTAAAGAGGTCAAGACAAATTTATCAGTGTTACAAAATCGATGATTAAATATTGTATAATTAAAAAATAGACAAGATTATGGCAAAGAAATTAGATGCTGGATTGGCAAAGAGAATCAAGGCGTTGGGCATTGAAGCTACAAGCGAAGACGACGCACGCAAGAAACTGCTCAAGAGACTTGAGAAGGAGGGTGTTGAAGGTATGGAAGATGAAGATACTGATACCCTTATTGACATGGTAGATTCTTTCGTAGAGAACGAGAATGACGAGGATGAGGTAGATGATGAAGAGGTAGATGAAGTAGAAGACGAGGAGGAAGAGGAAATGGACGCTCTTGCCGCTGAAGTTGAAGCTGAAGAGGAGGATAATGCGCCTGAAGTTGAAACTAATGATTCTAACGAGGAGGAAGAGGATGAGGTAGAAGACACCGAATCTGATGACAAGGAAGAGGATGAGGTAGAAGACGAAAAGAAGCTCGCTCCCAAGAAGCCTGCAGCAAAGAAGAAGGAGACAAAGAAAGTGGTAAAGAAGGAGACAAAGAAGGAAGAGACAAAGAAGTCAACTAAAAGAGGTGTTAAGTTGAATCCGAAGTTGAATTCTGAAGACCGCAAGGCTTTTGATGCATTCAAGGAG